GGATAACCGGTTGCCACTTAAACGGTTGTGACTTCTCTTCTATTTCCATATCGTCTTCTTATATGTCGGTTTACCGGGCGTACGGTCAAAACGTGCGCAAATATAGCGAACCGGATCACAGCTATGATCATACTCTTTTACGGGTTCATCATTTCTATAACTCCCATCGTGATTCATCGCCCATACATATGAGTCGACCTCTTCTATGAAGCCGATAGGTTTCTTTTCAGCATCGAGAATAGCGTCACGTTCAACCAGTGCATTCTCAAAGACTTCAAAGCGTGCGCGTCCGTCTCCTGCATCACGAAAACGCGCTTGAACAGCCTGGATACCTGAGCGCACTTCCTTATAGGCTTTGGTGGTCATCATGCCGAGATGCCGCTCTAGCGTGGCTCTATCTTCAGCGTCATGGTCACAAATAATCTGCCGTGGTGGTGGTTCTCCCCCCGGTTGTCCCCATCTCGATAGCCGCTTGATGACTTTTGCATGATCTTCTACGATCATGTTTGTTTTATACCACTCTCTGTACAAGATGAGCCGCCCATCAGGATCAACGGCAATCCAGAGACAGACAAAGGGGTGTTTAAATCCAAAGTCAACCGCCAGATAGCGGGGCCAATCTGCGGGGATACGGAATGGCTTGATAACGTTGCGGCGTCTATCCCACGTATCGGCATAAATAGAACCCTCTGCTCCTACCCACTTGCCATAGAAGAGACGCATGAGGCGTACGCCTGTTAAACCTGCCAGGATCTTATTGATGTACATATCACCATCGGGGGTGAGCCGCCCATCAGCGTCATAGAAACGGGGGTTATCCTCAAAGCGTGAGACAAGCCGCTTTGTCACTCCGCTATTCATGCGCAAGTTAAGCCAGTGTGACGGCCCCTCCGGGTTTACGTCCATGATGACTTGATAATAGGGAAGTTTCCCATGTCTAAGACGGGAACGAACAAACTCTAGATCTTGCAAGTCGCATTCAGTTGCTTCATTGATGTAGGCAAGGTCGATCTCAAGTGACTTCACCTTCTCAGGCTTATCGAGACCAGTGAGGATCATCTGTGAACCGTTGGGGTATTCAAATGCGGCGGGGCGTATGCGGTTGCCAGAAAAGAAGGTAATGCCCTCACGGGGATCGATCATCGATTTATACGTTGCGATAGCAGTCGAGGCAAGTGCTACGCTTGTTTTGCGTGCAACAAGCGCCTTCGTACCGGGGAAATACGTAAGCATCATATGCACTTTATATAAGCACGCGAACGTTTTTCCAGTGTTGTGATGCCACATACCTTCAGCTAAATAGTGGTGTGCATGCGGTACATGGAGATCATAGTACTCATCAGTACGAACGTACTCAATACTTGATACCGTATCCCATTGTGCTGTATAATCACTATTGGAGGTATGAAATGAAAGGATATCATCACGCATCTGACCAGGAAATACAGAGTATTCTTGAGTCGTATCAGAGAACGAAGAGCACTGTTTTGACTGCTCAAGAGCTAGGCTTACCCCCTCGTCGCGTAACCGGTTTACTGAAGAGAAGGGGTATTGAACTGACAAAGGCTCATGGAGGGGCATGCTATCAACATCAGGACAATGTGATAGCATGGGCGCAACAAGGCATTTCTCTATCTGAGATTGCCCGTCGTATTGGAACAAAGCATCAGTTAGTAAAGAAGTTTCTCGTTGACCATGACATTGATTATATTCCCTTTGAACAGAAGATGCAAAATAATCCGGCATGGAAAGGGGGGCGTATGGTAGATGAGGATGGGTATATTCTCGTAAAAAGCCCCGATCATCCCTATAAGGATCGTCACGGGTATGTGCGTGAGCATCGCCTTGTAGTAGAGGCAAAGATAGGGCGATATCTTGACCCGCAAGAAGTTGTGCATCACCGTGATAATGACAGGCAAAACAATCATGTTGATAACCTTGAGCTTTTTGGCTCAAATGCCATGCATCTTGCAGAGACATTGAGGGGTAAGACGCCTCAATGGTCTGATGAAGGGGTGAAGCGGATACAAGAAGGGGTAAACCGATCTGCAACGAAGAGGCGTAGCGCCACCCGCCCGGTGTCAGAAATAGATGGTTGCCAGTAATAGTACACTCCCGGCCTGAGCGTGTTCTCACTCTAAAGAGATCTGCAACTCCCTTTATAAAAGGTTTCTCAGCTTGTATAGCACCTCTGAGCGTTTGCACTATTGGTGCTATACTATCTCTATAGAGATCCCTAATCGGCGTATGTGTACCGGTGATCGGGTTGTATATTCTGGTTTCACCTGCTATACAACCCGCAGGGCCATCCATACAGACCTCTAGGTCTGTACACTTGCCTAGTTCTAATGCCGCCCCGCGTAGCTCAGGGGGTGTGATCACCTCTTCTATCACGTATTACTTTACCCATGTTCCATGCATAACAGCACTCCAATTGCGTACATGCTCCATACTAAGCTTCCACTTTGAGGCATCGGTGAATGCTGAAGATAACTCTGATGCATTCACATAGACCTTCACACCTTTCCCTGCTATATGTACTGATTCCGGCCCTGTTTCACCCACGATAGCGAATCCGCTATACGGTGGGAGTTGCGGCGGCGTCTCTGGCTTGTAGTCCCTTACTTCATCGATCCGATCAGCATACCCCACCTCGCTGAGTACGTGTTCTGCAAACTCATAGAGCGTTTTCGAGAAACTATCATAGTCCCCCATCGGGGTTGTATCCATGATGCGCCGGGCGGCATGAATAAACTTTTCACCAGTCATTTCTATCACCTCCATACCTGATCATAGTAGTCTTCTTCCTCATCGTCATCATCCGGTGTGTCTATAACCGGTTCATGCATGGCCTCGATAAGCTCTTCATGAAACTTCTCTAATTCGTTCTTTGGAGTTGGCAAAGAGAGAGACCATTTTGAGGCATCGGTAAAGTCGGCATACTCCCCTTTAAAAGTGACTGGTAGATAGGGAGGTTTAGGGATAATCGTTGCGGTATACGACTCATCACACTTCTGACCGTTGTGAAACGTTGCTAAAAATACCTCTTCTAATCCCCCTACTATTCGTCTGAGCTTTACCTTGTAGATTGCCATAATCAGTGAATTAAGCTTGTATTGATTGCCAATTGGTGTGATATCGTGTGCTGAAGCCCGTACATCCACGCTTAACTCATAATTCTCATCGTCAAATGGCAGAGAGGCAAGCCACTCACTCACCCCGTCTATGCTCTTGATGTATGCTTGCATATCAAATGGCCGAGGCATTATGTTGCCTGATGGTGAGATGTCCCCGATGATACTAAACTTCCAGTTGTCGCCATAGAATGTACTCATATCCCTCCCTATTCCTTTCTTTCTCGTCTGTCAATCTTCACGTTCCTCCATGATCGGGGGCATTTGTTTTGCCTCTGCCAACTGTCCTTGTGGCATGGAATCAATGGCCCCGAAGTACCCGGCTGGTATCTGGCGAACAAGGACCGTCTGTATCTGTTGTTGATCTTCTTTCGCGTCCAGGCCGTAGAGCTTGGCACGTTGCTGCATGATGATCAGAATGCGATCAAGTGCCCATAATTGCCCCTTGTTTGAAGAGTCAAAAAACATTTTCATGCACTCAGCTTGCAGGATATCGTACGTCAAGCCCTCTTGTGCCCGCAACTCTTCAACGTCATGAACAATCGTGCGCTCTATCTCTTTTTTGATTATTTGCTTGACAACGTTCTCATGTGCATAGCCGCAACGCTGTGCGATTTCACCGTACGAGAGACGCTCTTTTATGCGTAGTTCGAGCGCCATATGAGCACGAAGCGCGTAGTTTACATCTTCGTCGCGCATCTTCTGTTTTCTTTTTGTGCGTGGTGGTGCCATACTTGCTTGCCCTCTGGATAATCGTACCCTGAGCGCATAGGAAGCACTCTAGGCACATGGGGAGCGCAACACTCCGATAGATTGACGGTACATACACCAGCGTCGTGTAGCGGCGCTCTGCTCTATTTTGACAGTGAATACCGTTAGGGTGCACGATTGTACACCGCCTTTGGAAGAGAATGCGCAACAAAAACAAAAAAATCATTTAATCCATCCCTCTCTCTTGTAACGTGCTCATGCCAGTGAGGAGCGTTGACCATTTATCATGCAGGCGGCTATAGGTTCTCCATACCCCGCATAAAGAGTGAAATTTGCATTGATAACAGGCGTTATAATGCTCCCACTTGCTTTTTTGCAGGTGTGAAACCATCCGTTCAACTTGCGCTCGGTCACTATTCATCGTTTTCCCCATAAAAAAGCATGATACACGTGCTTGTAACAAGTGTATCATGCTGAGATTGAAAAAACTAGAAGTAAAGGCAAACAAGGTGCCATTGCGCGTTTAATCCGGTTATGTCAAGATCAAAAAAGTGCGCGGCGTTTTGAAGTTGTTCGTCCCATCCTTCCTTGACAAAGAGGCTGTCAGGCAAAAGGAGAACGGCATCATCCCATTTTGCCTCTTTATATGAATCGTTGACGGAGAGGAAACTGCCGAGCCTTTCATCGAACCCGTATACATGAATGGTACATCCGTGGGACTCGTTCAAGAAGTTCTTATCCCATGAAGTCTCTTCATACTCACCCTGTTCTTCATCATAAGGGCGAACATATCCATAGAAAAGGCATGCGCTTGACGTTGTACTCATTCATCCTCATCCTCATCAGGATCATCGTCCTCTTCATCATTCCAGTCTGTCGGATCATACTCAATGTCCTGAAAATGGCAATGGGATCTGTGGTATGCAATGCGTTCATTCTCAGTCATCATGTCTTCAACTGAGAAGGGGCAAGAGGTAAAGTACCTGTCCATTCTCTCCCATGATACTTTAATGGCCTCATAAATCTCCACTGGCAACATTTTTACCGGTTCCATGATTGATACCTTCCTTGCTTTCTTGCAGTTCGATGTACGGTTGCTTTACGAAGCCTCCTACAATTTCTCTGTTTATCGATGATCGCACTAAGATGGTTCAGTGAATAGGGATCGATCAGCTCCGTCCACTGTTCAATATAATGGTTGATGGTCAGGTGTTCAGTCTCGTCCTGTTCAGTGAATAGGGGGGTGTTCAGTGAATAGCTGTGTTTACTGTTCATTATTTATCTCCTCAACCCTCTCGTTGAATTCTTCAATTTGTTGATTATACAGATCTGTAGGAATGATGGCCCCCTCATCTTCTATCGGTGCGTACTTATTCCAGTAGTCAACACATCGGTTGTAGATGCCAATGAAGAAATTGTAGGAATCGACATAGATGTTATAAAGGGTGTTCACTCTCTTACTCCTTCGAGGATGTTCATTATCTTCTTGACGTAAGGTCGTAAATCATCAGACTGAATAGCTGAATAGCAGAGGGAATGAATAGCATCGATATCGGATGCAATCTGTTCAGCCAATTGATACCACTGAACAGTAGAGTGAATAGCCCCCTGTTCAGTATTCACCTCGCTATTCAGTGCTTGCGGCTGTTCAATCAATCGTAGCCACCGATCCGGTTCTGGCTGTTCAGTGTTCACCTGTTCACTGTTTAGTACATAGCCTCGGCTATTCAGTGAATACCAATCATTGTTCACTGTCGTACTGCTTGTTGGCTGTTCAGTGTTCATTCGTTACGTCCTGAACTGAATAGATCGTTATTGATTGTACGCCATAGCCTTGCGCAACGGAAACGGCACCTGGATTAATCCACATGATTGTCTTCATCGGCAACCTATAACCACCATCGTTAATATTTGCTGTGGATAGGGCAGTAGACAGCACCTCATCGGGGCTGTAGTCAGTGCTGACGACACGGTGGTATGATCCTGCCGGTGGATCGTTGACATCAATTCCAGCGTCTTCTATGAGCTTGATGATCCCTATCCGGAGTGATTCCTCAAAAAGAGAGACTTGTTCATCTGGAATAGCCTTCGATGCTATCATGTCTAGTACTAAATGCATGATAGCATCATTAAACAAATCCCCCGTCTTATGCTGTGTTTTTTGACGTAACTGTTGTGACCACCACTGAACAGCACAATCAATCTCGTTCTTCATTACCTCTGCAATATCCATTGTTCTACCTTTCTTTTTCACTCATAATCTCGCACAATACTAGTTGGCTCAATGTGATAAAGTGTAGCCAACAAGTTTATCTCTCCCACTGAACACTTGCGTTTACTTTCCTCAATACGCCGGATTATTCTGGGGGACAACTCAAGATACTTTGCCGCCGTGGTACGACTAAAGTTATTGGATAGTCGGATTTGTTTGAGGTATTCACCTCGGACGTGGATACTCATGTGTTCATTTTCCTTTCTTGAAATGGTAGACTATTCAGTGAACAGTGAACTTTTGTTTGAGCTTCTTTTAAGTTCACTGTTCAGTTTCTTTTGTTGGTGGTATAGTGTTCAGTGAATAGGGGCTATTCAGTGCTATTCAGTCAGCCGGAGTGTTTACCTGATCCTTTTACTATTCACTGAATAGCTTTCTGTTCACCTGTTCAGTCAAAGTGTGACATGTTCAGTCTTTCTTCTGTTCAGTGTTCAATGGTTGTTGGTGTTCACTGAATAGCTCAGGATAGAGAGCGTTCAATGCACGCGATTGGTATTCAACGCTATTCAGTACTTTCATGACCTGTTCAGTTACGATCTGTTCAATGTAGTTGTTCAGTGAACACTCAACTTTCCAGGTAGCCCCGATTGAACACTGAACATCTTTTGTCGGCATGTTCAGTTTGAACTTTGCCCGTTCAGCTTCCTCATCGACAACGGCGAGATCATGAATGATATTCATATGAGACAGCAACGTGTAAGTTTGGTCTGTGACCTCACAACTGTAGTAGTACATCCCTTCCCAAAGTGACCACGGCTCTTCCCAAACCCCTTTTAGCATACTTGCATTTAGTGTATCGACATCATTCATGTCAATCGAGAAATTAACTCTCATCTCTTATCCCCCTCGTTCCTTTCTGCTTATCCGTTCCTCTATACTATCGAGGTGCCCGTGTATACGACTAAGCCGGGCTATGAAATCATCCCTGCCCTCGAAAGTTAGGAGTGTACCTCTGACATATACACGCTTGCCCCCAACACAGAGCACATCATCTGAGACAATACCCGGTGATACGTTGTGCCACTTTGCAAAATCATGTCGTACCGTGTAGCCACTATTTATGAGTGCAGCGATCACAAGAGGATCTTCAATACAGTGGTGTGACCATGTAGGTACTTCTCCCTCATGGTCACCATTGGCGCTTTCAGTTTCAAAGGGAGGATCATATTTAGGAGCACTCACGGCCTACTCCCAACGATCTCCCAGACGGACTCTTCAATATCAACATCGAAGACGAAAAGAATATTGTCGCGCATATCGCCCCAATCGTTCTGAGGATCGCGCATGAACGCCTGATGAATGTCACCCTCGGTACGGATATCCTCTTTTGTTGCGTCGTACCAGAGGTACATGTGATACTGTTTCATCAAAAGGAGTGGGTAGAAATCCAGGTGCAGGGTATGGCCGTTTGGCATCGTGGTGGAAAGCGTTAATTCAATGCCATTATGGCCTGTTCCCCTCAGCCACGTATTGATGATATCTTCAGCTTTTTGAGTCATGCTATAGCCCCTCTTCTTGCAGGTAATCGGCAATATCTTCACGCTTCCATGCATAGAAATCATTGAGGCACGCTATAACGCTTGTCACTTCCTCATGGCGTGTGAGTCCTAACTGAGACGGATATCCTATCACCCTCTCATCGCCGAACTCATCGTTCATCTCATCTATTTCATCGAGGAGCAGAGCCTCAATAGTAGTATCGTCAAATGGGTTTGTAGGGAGATTCCCGGTTATCGCCTCGTACGCCGCGCCGATCGCACATGTGCCCATAATGGGCGTACCATCCTCTTCCTCTTGTGCCCATCCCACAAAGCATCCAAAGACTTGAGGGTGTAACGTTGCGCCTTTTCTGATTGCTTCTGATAGTTTCATGGATCTTCCCTTTCTTCTTCTAGTATTTCACGCCGTCAATCGGATCACCACGTAGCCCCCGGATCGACCCGGTGTAGTACCCATGCTGTGAGATCTCATCCTTCTCACATAAGCCCTCATTTACGGCCTGATCCAATATGTCGTATGCGGCGCGTGTCGGCTCTGTCCCATGCAAACGGTCACCTTTCCCGTTCCATGCCTTGTACCCATCGGCGCGGCCCTTTTCAAACGAGGGCCACTGATCGTCTGACCAATTGATACGATCTTGATCTGTCATTATTCTGTCTCCCTTTCTTTCACGAACACGACAATGAGCGTCTCTATGGCAATGAGGACTACATTGATGGCAATAGCTATATTTGTTATTCGTCCAGGCAGTAGAGTTGTAGATACAGCAATCAATGCTACAACAGCAACACAGGACCATATAGCAATGGACTTGTACGGCTTGGGCCATACCAACAAACGTTTCATGATAGATCCCTTTCTTCTTTGCAAAACAACATTCCTTACTCTCTTAGTATACACCATACTAGTATATTTGTCAACCTATAGGGGTGATGAATATTTTTTAGTTGCCGTCATTGTAGGATCGGATACGATTGATCCATGTGATGATGCCAATGAGAAGCGCGGGCAGAATGAGCAGGACACAAAGACACCAATGAAACCAGATGGGAAGATAGCTTGAGAAAAGAGCTGAGAATGCCTCAAGAAGCGCGCAATACAACGAGAGAATAAAGAATACTGCATAGGCATTGCGAATAGGGGTACGATGCACGATATGTCTCCTTATGCACGAAATACATGTGTCTCGAAAAATGGGTTATGACAGGAAATGGAACAAGCATTACGAACCGATGTTCTAAGGGGTATGCCCCCCATCGCTGTTTGTGGGTGTCACGCCACCATCCATAGTGCCTCATGCTGCATGCTACACGACGATAGCATACTGTACCGTTACCGATTGACGTGCAGTGACGTGGCAAGCATCGAGCCACATGTTGACCGTGTGTAGCGCATGCAGTGTGTGTATACTATACCATGCTTATGCATGCATGCCGCTATGATTGCAGAAGTATATATACCGGGAAATGAAGCTGGTGTATATGCACTAACAATATATACCAGCTAGTATACTGTACGGTGATGTACCTGGAAGCATGACAGCGTGAGGATATGTGAGGCATAGTATGAGAGAGGAGGGGTAAAACACGGTGGGCATATACACCGACAAACTACGGGCAAGTACATACCCACAAAAATACGGGCAAGTATCTATACCCTGGCAGATGACACTAAGCCACGCGAGACGGTGAAACCCTCCGCCACTGCTAACGCTTGTATGTCAGTGATGCTGGCAGTGGGATGGTTATAGTACGCTTGACGTATCCACTCCGACTTATTGACAGAGGCTTTCTTGCTATCAATCTTCTCACGTTTCTCTCGTGTCTTCACAGTACCATGTGTCTCTTCGATCACAGTCGCCGCAACGAATGTATCTGTTATCACATCATGCTCTGTTTCAAGAGTCGATATGATGCTCTCGTTATGGGTCTCGATTGACTGAGACGGTGTAACTATGGCTGGTGTCTCTTCTGAAGCGGGCTGGTCATGTGCCGATGGTAGCGGCAAATGTGGCAACGTTGCATCTATTTGGTGGGATGTGGTATACTCGGGTTGTCTCGTAACCGGAACAACCCGAGTATACCACATCTCTCCACTATCGTTTGCCTCACTCTTGCCCATTTCCTTCTCTATCAGCCCTATCAGCACATAGAACCATCCTGCTACCGCGCGTATGCCCAGTGTATTGCCCGCTATAGCCGAGACTTGCCCGTGACTCATAGTAAAGGGAAGCAGTGTCAACAGCGTCATAGTGAGGAATACGAGAGTCGGTATGCTATAGAGTACAGCCCATGTCCAGCGTGTAACGCATTGTCCCCGTGTGACCGGGATCGTTTCGCCTTGTGAGCTGGTGTCATGCTTGCGAAACGTGAGACGCCATAGCTTCAAGCATTTGACGATTGCCTTGTACGTTATGACCTCCGGTAGTAGTGCAAAGCTCACGAATGCAAATGACGTAAGCACCCCGCTTACAGGTTGTGCCGCTAGAATCCATTCGGGTGCAGTAGCACACACTGTTACCCATAATGTAGCTAGTAGCATCACGGGGTGACTCATCGTACCAGCCAGTATCAGCACGTAGTTACTGGCATCTACAGCAAAAGTACCGCTTGTTATCCACCGTCCTACTCTTCTAGCTTGTGTAACTGTGCTACTATTCTTTAGTGCTGTGAGTTGCGCATTGTACATAAGGATAATCCCTTTCTTCTCTTTTCTTCTTCACTCTACTGCAATGTATAGTGATCATTCTTCCATGTGAGCGTGTATGTATGCTCTATCTGCCGTTGTGTGGGCCACGCATTGAAGCCCGTTGTAAGCGTTACGATACAATTGTGCTGATCATCGAGCCTCACAGTGAGACCAGAGACAATGATACTTTTATCAATGAGTGCAATAGTCGTTGACTCTGTATGCTGGTGGGCGTCTATGGCAATCACGGTTAGCCTACTGCTATCAATGATGGTTGTGATCACATGTGTCTCACCATCTGGTGTTGTTGCTTGTGATGTCGGGTACTGTCCTAGCGTGTAGTGAGCGTACGTGTTTTGTACGCTCACTGAGATGCTAAGTGCAGCATACAGGAGTGCACACATAGCGATAGCGCCAAAGAGACAGAGGGTAACGAAGCGTGTTTGATTCTCGGGTACACCTTGGCATCTGATCTCTTCTTGTGTGGTACTTCTCTTTTTCTTCTCCTGATAGGCATGTGCCCTGTATGGAGCGGTAACGGTAGCAAGAGAGGGCGCTGTTCTCACCATGGTCTCATCATTGTTGGTTATGACATCGGCATGCCGTCTCTTCGTAACGGGTACGATGGATCTATAGCGTTGGTCTAGTGCTTTTCTTCTCTCTGGTATGTCGTAGCGATAGTGCCTTGAGCTGTTGGGCAAACTCATCTTCTTTTCCCTCTTCTCTAATCATCTTCATCTCGGCAAATATACCCTGTACTTCAATCTTGTTGTACAGGGTATATCTTCCTTGTTTGTAGCGTGTGAGCCTCTTCTTGTGGACGTAGCGTTCTAGCGTACGACGACATACCCCGAGCAAGTCCATTGTCTCGCTCGGGGTGTAGTAGAGTACTCTATATTGTTGTTGAGCAATTTGTAAATGTGTGCCCATGATATCCTAGTAGCAAATATGCTATACGACATCATACGGCATGCACGCCTATCCGTCAATCTTCTTCTATGAGAGGGTACTTTTGCATGTGTTCTATGACAAGAGCATCATGTTTGTTTTGCCAGTACGCATTGAACATGTGGGCAATTAGAGCTTTGCGCATATGAGTTGTGACCGGGATATCCTTATACATACATCTAGTGTAAAGCTCCTGACGGGTATAGTGTTTCATGAGGTTCTCAACGCTGTAGAGTGTAAGGAGTGTACGGACGTTTTTTATCATAGCCTCAAGATTTTCTTTCTGGTCTATCATGATGGTATCTCTTCTTTCTTCTTTCGTGCTATACGGGTACCCTAGCGTGCGTAAGTCGAATTGTCATTATCTAATTCTCCTTATGCATTGCAAAGATTGCATCAATGTATATCTCACGACGTTGTGTGCTTGTAGCATTAGATACTTCGTCATGCAAGTATGACAAAGCTTCTGTAGTCGTACGGGCGTTCTCAATGCAGATGAGAACCTTACCATATGCGAATTGTGCATTCGCCTCTTGTGCCGTTGCACGTAGTTGGTGGTAGTGTGTGATCGCATTCTTAAGATTCATGATGGTATCCCTTCTTTCATATCCTTTAGTGGTGCGTCTTACACCTCATCACTAAAGGATGATAACTATTCTTCGACTTCTTGTGCTTGTGCCACTCCAATAGCATAGTCGTTTCCATCCGGGTCAACATATCCATATTCAATATCACCGATATTATCTACACCTTCATTAAGAGGTGCTTGTTCGTTGGTTGTTGGCATAGCTTCTTTCTCACTTTCTTGGATACCTTGTCGATCCTCATGGAGATCAACAACAATAGACTCTAAATATTCTTGCGCACAGCGTAGATCATAGGCGGCGATACGTTCGTACTTGTCAAAAATGCGTGGTGTCTGCCCTGAAAACAATTCGCGCTCCTCAGGATAGAGAGTAAAGTATACCTCAATGGCTTGTTTGACCTTCTCAACTTCTGCTTCTGCCGCTTGTAGGTAGACGCTTGCACGTTCGTACTGTGCCATTGCAATGGACTCAGCCTCTTTATCGGTGAGTCCAGGCGCGTTACGATTGCTAAAGAGCACGCCGCTTTGTAGGTACTCACGACCACATTTACAATAGCTGTATTCGTGGTTTAGGCTGACGTACGCGTCGCATACACAACGACCATGACCATGTACATAATCGAAACGGATGCCACGCATAGGCGTTTTAGAAGCGCGTACAACGCCACTATCAAGACGGTGGATATTGAGTTCATCCTCAAGAGTGAAGTTTTCATAATCGTAGCAACCGTTCGCTAGACAAGGAAAATTTTGTGGGGTGTAAGGTGCTTCTAGTGGGAGGAGCACATAATATTGCTCGACCTCTTCAGTATGTGTGAGCACAAGTTCTGTAAGGGTCTCGACAACGATGTCTTCTTCCTTTTCTTCCTCAACAAAGTTAACAGGTGAGAGAATCAGATAGCCGTCCTTGTCACTATGGAAGATGTGAGAGGGAAAGTTATAGGTCAGTAAGCTATCGTAGGCTTTTTCATATTGTGCGTAAAGGATATTGTTACGATGTGACTCAAGTGTACGGCCTGTGACCTTAGCAAAGTTATCCTCACGTTTGTGGGCATTGATAGCATTAAGAAGGTGGTTAACGTGACGTGCAATCTTCACATCATTGCAGAAAAAACGCCCCTCAACCTGATAGTTAGCACCCTCGATAAACTGTGCTTGTGTGCTTGCACGCTTGTAAACTGTTAAGGAATATTCCTTAACAGTTGAATCAAAATCCTCACGTGTGATGTCAGCGCGATATGTAACCAGTGACGTTGCGTAACCGATACCTTTTGTGTGTGCATTCATGATGGAAACCTCTTTCTTGTGTGTGTTGTTTTATTTTTATTATACACCTTTTCATGGTATATTTGTCAATCATTTCCAACGAATATTCTAGAACATGAGAATATTCGTTGGTTTATCTGGTTAGTTGTCAGCTATGGTAGCACGCTTTATTGCATCATTGTCTAGTATGGTATTCTCTTCTTCTTCTTCTTCTTCGTCATCACCGTAGGATGAGTGTATCTGTTTTGAACAATCGTCACAGTAGAGGGATTCATCTTCCCAGTTCACATCATAGGCTACGACTTCTGTTGACATATCTTCTTTGTTGGCACATGAGGGGCATAAGACAAGGTTCTCTTCATCGAAGTAAAAGAGGTTGTATCCTCCCGGCCACGCGTAAGCAGGAAGTGATCCATCGTCAAGGCGTATATCTTGTAGATTCATTGTTGTATCCTTTCTATCCGTTCCTTTATAGATGCTTTGCGCCAAAGAAAAAGAGGCGTCTGGTGTGCCGTTTCCTTTTTGGGGCTGGTGCTACTTGTGCGCGTGCCACTGGTCTCTTCTTCTGATCATTTTGTATCGCCTTAATAGACGAATCAATGTCGGACAGCTCACTCTTGAGTGTAGCAATCGTAGCGAGATCCTCATCGATATTGTATGCGGGCTTCTTCTTCTCCATAGCCGCCATAGCTTTCTGCAAAGCGGCTATGTCGTGTTTGTGCCGCTCCTTATCGATAGAGAGAAGAGCAAGTAAGAAAGCACTAGGATTCGATTGTAGAGACTGTAAGTGGGCATACATGCCCGTAGTGTCATTCCAATACCAATCAAAACTATTGTACATGTGCATTCCTTTTTGCTAGGCAAGGCGTACGTCTACAATCATCTACACAGGCTCGGCAATGCTTACAATACATATCTCCGCTCCGTTGCCAGATGAGGTCATAGACTGACATCTCTTTTATTGTGAGCAGTCGATAGCAATTATTGCAGCGTATAGTTTTCTTTGTCATTTGTCTATTTCCCTTCTAGTAGATCACACACACGGGCTATGCAGGAGCGTAACTGTTGCGAGAGGCACACGCATGCATATAACCGTAGTGAGAGAATAACATGTGTCACAACACCACCGCTATGCATGCTAGCACGCGCTACCATGGTCTCACGCTCAATAAGAGAGGCTATGTGTTTATAGGCATCCTCATGCTTGCCAGAGACGCTCTGAAGCCTTTTACAAAGCGTGTCAAGTTCACTCTCTGGCATCAAATGTGTAGAGAAAACGGGTATGTCGTGAGGTGTTGCAATAGGTTGTGTGACGTACTTCTTCTCTTGCTGGATACGGTAGTGAGCAAGTCCTACTTGCCTATCAATGAAGGTGTTGATGAGACGATAGAGTCCGTACTGTGAGATATAAGAGTCGGTCTCTGGTATTTCTAGTACGTGTCCTATGCCTTGAAGAACTGGGACAGAGGATGCACGTAACATAGCCGTAGGGTACCCTCTTCGGATGCGTTCAGCGTGTTCTAGCTGTTGCATTGCACTCATTGTCGTTGTCGTTGTCATGATGGAATCCTCTTCTTCTTGCTAGTCTTTAGAGCGCTTCATAGTCGTAAACAGTTTCCCATTTTCCATTGCGGTAATTCTCAATGGAAACACGGTGCTTAAACTTCTCACCGTCTCCAATGGACGTACGCGCCAACCAGACACGCGCTTTATCCGTCTCTATCTTCAGATTATCAGATTGCCCTACACTGAGTGTAGGCAAGGAAGATAGATAGCTATACGAAAGATTGCATATGTCGGCAGAGTCTTCTTCTTCTTCTCCTGGTTCGTCGTCGTCGTCAAGCTGATAACCAGCGCATTCTAGTAACGTCTGGTTATGTTCTTCACAGTAGAGAGTCGTAGCATCTTCGTCCCACTCGAAGATTGCACCAGCACTACCCATCTCGTTTCCTTCGTCTTTATCAGGGTCATAGAGAGAAGTTGCTGCATCATGACAAAGGACAGTAGAGTCACTCCAAACATAGCCAATAGGTGTATGATTCGTCATTGTCGTTTCTCCTTATAGATAGAATATTTGTCGAATAAGAGAAGAGAGTAAGGAGTGATGAGGTACCACTCCTTACAGGTTTCACTACATGGTAGACAAGAGGCTCTCAATGTCAGCACCTTGCTTGATCTTTTTCATCCCTTCGGCTAGTCCCCATAGCAACTGGTTTAGTTTGACGTTGGTGTCAACGCTGTTGACGGCGCGTGTGGAGTGCTTTTTGCCACGTTCGTCACGGGTAGCAATGCCGCCACGCATCATGTTCTCTTGAATGACATTCTCTGTAACCCAAAGTGAGCGATTCATGTTGCTGTCTGTGGAGTCCTCACGGCGCCGGGCGCGTAAGAATTGTTCTGGGCGAAACGCAACGGGCGCATTCCCTACAACGACAATGCCGGTATCGGGATCGACTTCTTCGACTTGACCGTAGCGGGCACGCATGGAAAGTTCAGACAAGAGTGCTTGTTCGGGTCGTGAGAGGGAGATGTGGCTCATCTCTTCGATGGAGTTGGCAAGTTCGCCGCTCTCTTCAATAATACGCAAAGTGCCCTCGACGACGTTGCTAGCAATATCGCCTTTATGATGAATGCTGATAGGTGTCTGGTAGTCCCCGGATATCTGCCCGTTAGAACAGACCATACGGAACATACCTTGCAGAAGCTTGTAAGCAGAAGTGCCATCGTGGGAATTGATAAGTACAGCCTCAATGCGGTTCTGCTTTGCCAGTTCGTTACGGTGGCACAAACGCACAAGGTGCTTTGTGTACTCAGTCTTGCCCTCGATGCGTGACCGTGACTGCATAGCGGCAGTGACGACAAAGCCCTCTTTAGAGAGCTGTTCGAGGATAATGGATGTTGGGATATAGGTGTAACGCTGTGAGCGGCTATCATGCTTCTCAGAAGCAAAAATTGACGGTACATGATGCTGGATAGTGGCAAGATCTAAGCCTCTTGAGTCGGCAACAGCGAATGGATAAGCTTTAGACATTGATAGTTCCCTTCTTTCTTCTAGTAAACTGTTGTTTTATTGTTTCGCATACATCGGGGTTTCTACTGTCAATTATGCTCTTATCTAATACATTTGTCAAGTGGTTTTCAAAGTATTTTTGTGATGTTTTCAATCTGCAAGATCATATCTTTTCTGTCTTCTCTTCTCTATAGGAACACATTGCACATGAGAGCTGCAGCACCCTGATGTCTCATACGGATGTGGTTAAGCCCCTGGATGTGGAGTGAATAGATGAGTCTACTTTGACCGGGGGGGGGGTCTACTTAGCGTGTGCGCACGCCTTACATGTAATACGAATATGCATACGCCTCATGACGGGACCTTTCTCTTTTTCAACAAAATGAAAAAGCTTGCAGGACATACATATGCATGATACTCTACACAAAGAAAAGGAATTGTCTTCAAGAAGAAGGGGATACAACGATGTCAGAAAAGAAAGTGCCAACGATGTTCATGCTCTCAGGTGATGTGATCAATGCGCTACAGGAAAAGACACAACAAAACTTGCGGAGCATGTACATGGAAGATCTGCTCAGGCGTGAGTTAGGACTTCCACCACGCCGGGCACCTGTAGCCGGATGGGTAGTCTATCAACGATCCATTGATAGCGGTAAAGGGCGACAAATTGTGTGCGTCAATGATGGTGTGATTGTTTCGCAACGCCTCACCGCCGCGCCCAAGCTTTTCCACTCATATATGGGGAACGGCAATCCTGAGCTAATCGGGCAACCGGTACAGACAATTTACGGCATAGGGTTTAAGCGTGTGAGGAGTCCCTATAGGGCACGTCAGGAACGAGAGGAATGGATCTCCCAATAATTGGAGATTTGCCTCCAAAAAAGAAGCAAAAACACGGACAAGAAATATTCGCAAAAACACGGACAAGAGGATAAAGATGTCGGTATACACATGGGCTTTCATCATTTTGTTTCTGGTATGGCTACTGTCACGACAATATGAGTATAGATGCCCACTTTGCGATTTCCACTCAAAACTTGAGAAGGACGTAGATGCACACATCCTCCACCATGCGAAGCATAAACCTGAGCGGAAAGAAATATGGTAACGAGAGGCCGCTAGCAATCTTCGCTAGCGGCCTCTCGGTCTATATGGGTTATTCATCGCCGCGCCCGCCGTTTATAATATCCGCGTACCCCTGCCACGAAGCGCCCCTTATCGTATTTGTCACTATAGAGGATATCAGCAGATTGTGATGCACAGTTGACGGCTTCATTTGCGGGGATCTTGTGCCCATCAGGAAACACAACACCGTCTACCTGTTCAGCGAACACTCCCCCGGCCTTGTACGCTTCAGCATCTTCAATCGTGCCCACTATACACCTCCGTGGGTATAACTTCTAACAGGGCATGCGGCCTGTTCTCAGGGGGCGTAAGCGTCACCGCAAGAATGTTTATTACCATATCGTCTATCGCGCTCAGATAGATCCCATCACATGTAGGGGAGGTATATCTGATGCGGAGATGACGGGCAATCTCTTGCGCGTCTAGACCGGAAGAAACAGTGCTAGAGAAAGGGCCGTTCATATGCCCGTCTGGGGAAATGGTATAGTAAATGGCCTCTTGCATCGTATCATTATGAACATACTGTCTCTTACCGTAGGCATAGAGGCACTCCATGTACGCGGCATGTGCAGATTTATATACGGCATACAACGCATGGATCGTGGGTACGTCTTTGGCGCGCATGGCCGCGCTGGTGTACCGCTCGCAGGCCTCTTTGCACGCTTCATCGGCGGCAAGTGTCTTGAGGTAGAGTTCTCTATCAAATTTCATGGGATGCTTGTTCCTTTCTTTCTGCCATGCAATGTGAGCATTGTTGTTCAATAATCACGACACCGGGTAAAGGATGTGTCTTGAACCATTCACCTTCCGTTGTGGTGAGGGTAACGTAGTAAGGCTCTTTTCTCCCTGAATACGAGAGGATCTTGAATTGCCCCTCAAGAAACCTCTGCAACCGGCGTACTACAATATCGTAGTCAATAAAGGTAAACTGTTTGAGGATCACCACGTATTCACGTGTTGGCTCTTTCACTTCTCCTGTGTTCACTTAATACCCCTTCCACACACTTGATATAATTCAAGTTACGATGCCAATCTAAACTTACGCCGGTAAACCAGAAACCTTGACGGCCACCAGTGATATAGACCTGATCGATATATGATAGATTCAAATTGATCATGATAGACCTCACCGCGTCCAAACGGTACGATCCGTAGAGAGACGTTGTGAAACGGTTGTAGGATCTTTCCTCGCCGTCTCTTGTCTGTGCGGCCCCGGACAAGAGCACTTGAAAAAGGGTTTGCCGTTCGCTATAGGTCGGTTTCTGATCGTTTACTTGCATCCTCTGTTTCTCCTATCTTCTTGATCCATTCGATAACGGCAATCATACCTGCACGCATATCAGGCTCTAACCCGGCACAGAGAACGATTGTCTCTAACATCGTAAGCGCATCGGTTGCGTTCTCTATTGCTTCGATCTCTTCATGAATGACATGATACGCCATAAGCTGATCGCAGTGAAAACGAGGAAGATGGAAAAAATCGGCAGTTTGCGAAAACGTTTTATATCCGCAGACCACGCAGACACGGAATCCTTTCACGTCGGTTCACCGCCTCCCGCTTCAACCTCCCACTCCGCTAGAAGGCCGAACTTACACCTGTTACACCTGTGCCGCTCAGGTGCCTCGATAAGCACGCTGTTGACTTCTAGGTAGCGTATCTGCAACGACGCCTTGCAACTGCTGCATGTAATGACTACAAAGCCCGTAGCGATATCCTGAGACGTTGCAGATATCAAAGGAGCGGCGGGGATGCCGTACGTCTCTAATGCCGCTCGATCACCGTTAAAGAAAACCACTCTGTAGAGTCCTGTACCTATTGCATCCCCAACAGTAGGTGAGAGCATATCTCCTTTTGCAAGGAGTCTACCATCAACGTCCACAAAATTTGTTTTTGTCTCGCTCATTCCAATGACCATCCTATTTTTTCATTCTCATGATCAAAATTGAGCAGTGTGAGATACCGGAGTGTCTCAAGAATGTCAATTCTGGTGAGTTCTATTTTCTCGTTATTATTCATAGAGACGATCTGGATATCGCACATGTGCGATATAGAGTCAATATCGATGAAGATACGGCTATAATAGCGACTCTCAACGTCTGCCACAATCGTACATCCACCATTCCACTTGCGTAGAGGGAGGTCGGCAATGGTTTCTAATTGCATCTCCATGCCACAGAACCAGTAGGATTGCATCGCGCTCAAGTTCTGCTCATGCTGAGACCGCATACGCCCATAAAGGATCGCGTGCTCAGCAAGCACATGAGAAAACACGTAAAGCTCAGGATGGTCAATGGAGAACTGCTCAAAGAGCTTCCAATCGGCAAGAGACGTACGCTGTCGCCCCCCGTAGCGGGCAATGCGGGGATTAATCACCTCTTCCTCTACGGCCTCCACAAACACACCCAGGACACCGTTTTGCTCTACCTCGCTCATTGATAAGAGCTGATCGGCTACATAATCTCGCATAATGAGATTGCGTAGGTAGGGGTCAACGTAGTCAAAGGTGATAACACAGTGGTCATAGGTGAGAGTCGTCTCATAGAGATAGAGATCATCAAAGAAAAGATCATCACTATGATGGTGAACGAGCACAACAACCCTATCATCGGCCTCATCATAGTGATAGAAGTACCCGGCCCCAAATGGTTCCTCTTCTTTATTGATTGACGATATCAAGCTGTATCGCCACTTGTCGATCAACACAGACGATCCGTTTTCGTCATTGGTGATGTCGAATGTGGGGACATCATAGGGGAGGTATCCCCCCCCTTCCTCTCTCTGAATATAGACGCGTACCAGTTCATCATCCATGTCTCTCACCACTTTCCAGACTGGATATCATCCGTATCATAATAGTCATCGTTATCTAATTCAACGTCGTCTGGCAGCTCTAGCGAGGCTTTTAGATCGCGCTGAATATCGTACTCTTTGTTATCGTAGTGCGTCATAGGATTGGCCCATGATAAGCCAAACGACTTCTTCTGATTGTTCAGGATGTACTGCCATGCAACGATATACGTGGCGGCGGTCTCAGCAGAGTCATCGACGAGGCGCACTTCTCCAAAGTGGACATTTGCCCGTATCGAGTATTTGGCATCTCTGTGCCATTCGTCATAGGTAAAGTATTCGACATAGACCGGGTTGCTCCGGTCAACGACATTCATCATGTAGCGCCCGGCGCGTACTTTGTTTCCCATTATCTATCATCTCCTTCTTGATACGGCTCAATAGCGTCGGATATAAATTGCCGGGCCTCTTCTAATTGTGTACGGTGAACCCATCGGCTCACCGCCCCGGCCCGCATGATATTAGCCTGAGTTTGAAGAGCCTGAATGTAGTCTCGGACCCTCACCTCATCTCGAAGATAGGCCATATTGTATGGCTCTTCCAGAAACGCGTCAAATGGCGCCCCACCAGCATGCTTCAAAGCTTGATACATATCCTCTGTGATGTACGTTATAACACCACCATCGTCTAATACATGGATAATCTGCAATGTGCTTTCCTTTCATATTTTGTTTCTTAGTGTATTCTCATATTATCATACTCTAATACATTTGTCAATAGGGAGGAAAAGAAAAGTGAGTGTGTTTTCACTCACTTTTCTTTTATCGTTAGTCTGCGTTGACTGGTTGTGCTTGTTGTGTTTTGCAGGTGTCACCGGCACTAAAGGCGTGCTCATCAAAATGGGAAGGGCGAACTGACTCCCCACAGTGGATGCATTTCCCATTGCGGTACATCCAGGAATAGAGGCGATTAATTTGCCGTGTGCTGTTCTCTCCGGGGAGAAGGCCGGGCGATGAGGCCATTGCTCTGAGTTGATTCAACCAGAATGTTTCTTGGGCACCACGTCGGTAGATATGATGCAGCACGCCATCAACAAATGAAACTTGTTTGTGATCATCGTCAACACTTTCCCTAAACCATGCGGCAAGTGCGCCGCTTTCGGAATGGTCCAGATCATAGCCACAGAGGCGTAAGAATGCGATTGACTGGTAGATCGGGATGACAGCCGTTCGTGCTTTTGTTTTGATACCGCTAAACAGCAAAGCGGCATAGGTAAGGTTCTCATCGACGCGGTACTTCATGGCATCGGTAAGGATGACACCGTGGCTTACACCCTTCACAAGCGCATTAATGGACGGTGTATCCATGCCTGCAAGTCCCCCCAATCGCTCCATTGCAATAGGGTAGAGTGCCATGCTGTAATCGCCTTTGTATTCATTGGCAATGTAAACTTGAGAAAAGAACGGGTTCTCCGTTGCCAGTGTGCGGGCAAACTTTCCGATCTCTGTCGTGGTGGAGTACGCAAATTGCTTCTCCGATGCCTTCTGTGCCTGGAGATTCTGGATTGCAATGTAGCTCTCAATGATACCATCAAGTGACCATCCATGCAGCGTGTCAAAAGTGATGGAATAATTGAGAAATTTGTTTAGATCGTTTTCTTTGAGGTCTCGGTAATAACGCCCCATGTTATTGCTATAGAGACCTAATCGACCATCGACGAAGGCACGAATAGCGTTCAGGCGTTGTTGGCCGTCAAGGACATACCGTTTCCCGTTCTCCGGGTAGAACACGATTGCATTTGCGTAGTTGCCCTCAAGTAGTGTACGGATGAAACCGCGCTGTTTTGGCTTAGCCCATACGGGGCCGCGTTGCCAATCGGGGATATTATAATAATACTCCCAATTGGCAATCAGTGACCGGATCGTCACCCTGTTACTCTCGATGATCTTCTCATCAGGCATACGTTTGTTTCCTTTCTTCATTGGGTCAATACTGACCCAACCATCATAGCATGAAGTGATAATTTTGTCAAAATCTTTCCTCAAAACAGCATACGCATTTTCGGCAATGTTTTGGGATCGGTGTTGCGCTTTTCTGCTCGTTTTATCGTTCGTTGCTTCTTTGGTCTACCGTAGGATCGGGGGAAATCTGGATTCATGGCATGAAAAAGATCGTGTTCTTGTTTGCAGAGAGTGATCAGTTCATGATCTAATTCATAGCCTCGATGATCGTAGGAGTTGTGATGTACGACTAACACGATAGCCCGACCCTGGCTGTCTTTACATGCCCTATCTCGCCCGCATAAACGACACCGGTAGCCGTCACGGAGCAAGATCCGCTCACGCGTTGCTAACCACTCCGGCGTTTTGAGGTAGACAGAATAGGGCATATAATGAAGTTCGTCTTCTCGCTCGGTATGAAAAATAGTATCGATCATGCGTTTCCTCCTTTTTTAAGAGCATAACGCATGATCGATATATTGGTCAAGCCTTAATCAGCTTGCCAGAACTTCGAGGCATTCATAAAACGCATGAGTGCGAACCATTTATCCGCAAATTGTATCCGCTCATCTCCATCAAGACGCTTTGCCTCAATCAGAACTGCGGCATATTTGCAGTTCTTTGCATGTGCTGCAACCTCTAGAATGTCAGATGCCTGGATAGTGGATGTTGCTTCAACGATTGTGTATGACCCCTGGTTTTCTATGTCATGATGATCATGCCAATCATTCATAGCAAACATGAAACCTTCACAATCGTCTTTGTCGTAGAACTCAGCTAGAACCTGCTCGTTTTTGATATTGCAGAGATAGTACTTTTTGTTACCCATGACTATTCCCTTTCTTTCAACCATGTTGCAATTCTACTTATACACGAACACACGACAAGAAACGTAAGAGCGGCGGATATTCCGTAAAGGAAAACCATAACATCACGCATGTTACTCTTCCCTCTTGAATCCTTGTTCTTCCAGTTTCTTCACCATGTCGGATAGTCGTGTCTCTTCTGAGTGTCCACTCAGGATAAACCGGTTGCGGAGCAGCATAGGCCATGCTCGTAGCGGTACGTCGAGAACGATATCAGCAGCAAGAAAGAGAATCTTTCCTTCCAGATATCCGTATTTTGTGCGCTCACCAAAGGTGACTTCCTCCCCTGCGCGAGTATAGTCTACCCGGTAGTACCGGTCATGCCCCTTCGTGCCAATATCCCCACCGACGTTATACTGTGTACCGCTCACGCGTTGCCCCTCTTGATGAAATTGTGTCATTACTTATCCCTTTCTTCATAAGAAATCACAGGTCAAAGAGAGTTGCTTGCTGCTTTGTGGCAACCGCACGCGCTAAATTCTTCTGAGCCGCCTGAAAATAGGACGGTTTTAGCTCAATACCAACAAACTTGCGATCATGCCGAACCGACTCATATCCTTCACTGCCGATGCCCATAAATGGCGAGAGGATCGTTTCACCGGGGTTACTCCATAGCCTGACGCATCGCTCAATGGTTTGCAATTGTAAGGGACAAACGTGCTTCTCATCGTCTTTATCGCGCCCTTCCGCAACGTTGAGCGTATCGCTCTCCTTGATGTCGTACCAGACCGGATGCGCCCACTTAATCCAGTCGTCATGAGAGATGTTTGGATGGATGGGCACCGCATTCTCACCGGGCTTGCGAAACACCACGATATAATCAGCGAGACCGGGCCTGAGCCATGAACTATCTTTATGGAGCTGCACGAACATAAGCCCTTTAGCCTTTGTGCGTACGGCTTGAGACTGTGGATTTTTTTGAATGCAGATTTCACCATGATAGATGAAACCACGGGCAATGAATGCCCGGATCACATCCCCGCGAAAATCTTTCAGGCCGATGTATCCATCATTGATAAGGCTGGCGGCTAACTGTTGCACATGCACGCAACAGTTACGCCCTGGTTTAATGGCCCGTAACAAATGGTCGATGATGTAGTTGAAATGAGTGTAAAATTCATCCGATGTTTTGCTATTGCCCAGATCGCGCTCCGTTGGGGAATAGGTATAAAGTGACTCAAAGGGGGGAGAGAAAAGCGCCATATCGATAGAGTTGTCGGCCACCTCTGCTAGCCGCTCACAACTGTCACCGAGCATGATTGTGTATTGGTTCTCACGGATCGTATCCGTCCTATATTCTTCCTTGCGTTCTGCTAACGCTAGTTCTTCCATCTCTGACTCCTTTACACAGTCGATAAGCTTATCGCTCATTTCCTTTGCTTCTTGCTCTTTCTCCATAACATTTGCGTAAATCTCGCGCTCAATATCGGCGAGGACAATGTATGCAAACACGGGCATCTTTTGCCCGAATCGATAGCACCTGCGAACGCACTGGTAGTACGCTTCAAAGCTATCAGAGAGGCCGATGAATGCCATGTTGAAACAGTTTTGTAGGTTGATGCCAAATCCAGCTATTTTGGGTTTTGTTATGAGGACACGGATATCCCCACGCTGAAACCGCTCAATGGCATCAATCTTTTTGTCGGGTGAGTCACTCCCCGTCACTTCAACACTATCTGGGATGAGCTTTGCGAGAGTTGCACTCTCCTCATTCATACCACACCAGAGTATCCATTGTTGGGAGCTTTCGCTTACCATTGACACGATATGATTGATGCGCTCATTGATCGTGCCTTTGCGTGCTTTCGCCCGGTCCTGGATACCATGAAGCCCGGTAAAGAAGAGCTGATCAGGGGGGCTATAATCGGTTTCGACAAATGCAGGGATCACATGAAGTGCAGGGAGAATATACCCCTCATCAGAGAAACCAATATCAGACGGCTTTTTAACGCTCATTGACCATGATGCCAGCCACCGATAGAATGCGGTTTCAGCGTGTCTCTTAAGCCGCCATCCACTGCCTGAACCGTTGCTATTGTCATGGACAAAGAACATGGAGAGCATCTCAGTGCGCGTCATGACATTCAAGAATTCGGCATGGTTGGTCAGCTCTGTCACGTCGTTTGGTGCAGGTGTAGCAGTGCAACAGAGCTTATATGGGACATCACGAAACAAATCTATGAGCTTTGTCTTTGTTTTGCCGTCCAGTGATTTGAGGATGCTACTCTCATCGAGGACGATTGATCGAAACATAGTAGGATCAAAATGATCTAACATCTCGTAGTTCGTGATGTTGATGCCATCTTTGATAACGTCGTCGCCACTACGAGTATAGTGGACATCAACACCGATCTTTGCCGCCTCATTGACAGTTTGCCGGGCCACTGAGAGCGGGGCCACGATTAGTGATGTACCCCCAACTAAACGCGCCCACTCCACCTGACAGAATGTTTTGCCGAGTCCAGTATCGACGAAGAGCGCAGCACGTCCTTTGCGCAGTGCCCACTGGACAAGCACCCTCTGGAAGTCAAAGAGGATCGGGTTGATGTCATCTAGCGATACGTCAATCCCCACGGTTGACGCTACCCGCTTTTTCTCTTTTAAGAAATCTGCATAGTCAATCATTACTGTTCCTTTCTTCACTAGTATATTTGTCATTTTACACTAATTCTGAGAGGAAGTCAATATAGTTTTGCACCTCTTTTCGATAGATCTCAGATTTGAACCGGATATCATAGGCATCGGGACCAACGTAGGTACGCGCAAAATGGTAGGCAGAGGCAAGCGCATCTTGCGTGTCCAGGCTACGCGTGAAGAAGAGGGCATCTAACTGGGTGAAGAAGTGCGGATAGATGCTCTCAACATTCATAAGCAAGTCATTATCGGCAATGTAGGCGGTTAGCACGATAGCCCGATCATTATACCGGGCATCTTGAAAGGGGGCTATTCTCGATTGAAACAGCTCTATAGCCTCGTCCATTAAAATCGTGTCACGAGAGCCGTCAGAGGTCATTGATTGTATAGCCTCGTCATTGACGGTTATCATATCGGCAAATGCCTTGTCGCATCGTAGGCATGTATTTTTGCCTATTTGCGCAGTACGTTGGCAGTAGTCGCATCTACTCATCTGCCGATATGCTCCCTTCACGGAACTTTGTCCAGGCACCTACATAGTTCATTTTGATGTCTGTCTTCATGCCGTCCCGATTCTTATCAACAATGAGCGTTGCATTCCAGTTGGGGGGATTCGGATTATTTGGATCAACATGTTTCTGGATGAGCAAAACGATATCGGCTTCTTGTTCGATTGCCGATGCCTCCTTGATGTGCGCCATTGTCGGACGGGTTGCACTCTCGCTTTCACGATTAAGCTGTGCAAGGCAGATAAACGGGACACCTAACTCTTGCGCAATCGTTCGACACCATATCACAGCTTCCTCGATCTCGATACGTTTCTCATCACGATCACGGCCCTCTGCCATTTTGCACTTTTGGAGATAGTCGAGGACGATCATATCGATGCCATGATCACGGCGTAACTGTAGCAGTTGCGCACGCATCGGGGGGAGCAAGTTATTGCGTGGGCGTAGCGTAAACATCGTACCGGGCACCGATTGTAGTTCTGTTGCAGCGTCTACAAATCGCTCCCACTCTGTATCATCGAGCAGGCCGTTACGAAATTTGTTTGTATTGATCTCACTATTTTGTGACAGCCACCTACTAGCGATAGACTCATCACTCATCTCAAGAGAGAGATAGGCCACGTTAAAACCGCTCCCATCCTTCTTACGCTGCCTGAGTGCGGCATCGATAAAGTTGAGGCCAATAGCAGTTTTCCCCCCACCAGTACGCGCCGCAACAACGGTGAGCGTCCCTGGTTGAAAGCGGCCTATAACCGCGTCAAGTCGTGAGAAACCCGAGGATATGCCAAGTCCCCCATCACCAACGACCTTATTATTCATGGTGGAGAGGAAATCATCGACAATCGAACGGTGATCACGGACAGTAGAGACGCTTGATGCATCGGTTTCGATGGTACGAAACATTTTCTGCAATTCCTCGAAAACTGTATCATCCTCGGTATACGCGCCATATGCAGCAAGTTGGGCTATGTTTGCAAGAAAACGATGCCGCCACATATTTAGAATAATTCTACCGTATTCGTCAACATTACCGAAAACAAAGGATGCATCTGCAAGTATCTGCAAGTAGGACTTATTCCCCTCATTATCAATATCGCTCAGTTTATCAGTTTTGCGCAACTCATCGGTAATTATTGTCTCGTCCAATCGCTTTGAACGTTTATACACGTTGAGCATTGCCTCGAAAATGATCTGATGTGATGCACGGTAAAAATGCTCAGGCTGTAGGTATGGTATTTCCTCGATCACAATAGGATTGGAGAATATACATCCAAGTAACGTCTGCTCCGTTTCGATATCGTGGAGCATGATCTTTTCTTTCATGCAAGTGCCCCCTGTTCTCGTTTCTTTTGTAGATACTCAGTTGGGTTAAAACCAGACATAGCGCGTTTTGCCTGTATTTTTGCACGCTGTTCTTCAAGTGACTCAAACTCCGGCTCAGGGGCCGGTTGAGTGGGTGTAGTAACGGATGGGCAATAGGAAACAAACCAATCGTTGAAATTGTTATGGTTGGCTAACCAGCCAACAGACGCATATTTTCTGGAATTGCCGGGAGTTGCGGCGGCTTTCTTGCTGACTGCTGCAATGTACGATGAGAATGCATCATCAGGTTTGTCTTCAAACCATCCGGCAACCTTGACGAATGACTCACGTTCCTCTTTTTTGAGGATGTCTGATATCTGGAAACCGATCTCCGCTAATTGTGTACGATACATTATCCACAACTTTTCCACCTGTGGATAACCGTAGAAGCATAACTTGCTCTCTGGCAGTTGGGGTTGAACTGGTTTCGTTTCTTTCTGAGAGGTATTCTTCCTTCCCACCTTCCTTGTTTGGGTGGGGGGTAGGGGGGTAATAGTATTAGTAATAGTATTATATAGTATTATAGGCTCTTTTTCACCGTCTCCCGCCTCACCACAAGCCGGTTCAGGCAATTCTGAAGAAATCAATTTTGTTTTCTCAGAAATCAATTTTGTTTTCTCAGAAATCAATTTTGTTTTCTCGCCATCGTCAAGCCCCGCATCGTGTATCATTTTCTCTAGCTTTTCAAATCTTTTCTCATACATTTTGATAACAATGAAAGCGCTCTCAAGCTTGCTCTCAAGCGCCTCTATGCGCTCATCATGAAAATCAATTTTGTTTTCTTCAGAAATCAATTTTGTTTTCTCGTTGTTTTCTTCAGAAACTAATTTGTTTTCTTGGCTTTCACGTCTCGGACGGCCTGGGCCGCGCTTGCGAGAAACTATTTTATCAACCTCTGACGAGAATGCTTTTTGAATGATGTGGTGGTAAACGGTGTAGCTCTGATGGTAGCCATCTATGGATATGTAGCCCCTCGTTTGCAGATCAAGTAACCGTGCGCGTAGTGTCCCTTTACTCATCGATCTTACCTTATGGACACTTTTAAGTAGATTATCAAGTGGAAGGTTTTTGACTGTGAATGACTCCCTTTCGTCCAGAGAGAAATCAATTTTGTTTTCTTGTGTTGAGGCCATCCACACGAGAGATTGTAGTATAGAGGCACTTTTTTGATCCCCACCACACGCGTAGAGGATGTGGGCGTTACGCGTTTTATCGCTGTCATCTTTGACGATCCAATGTATGTTTACCATCTGCCACCTTCATACAAAAATGATACAGGTACGCATAGGGGCGTACCTGTATAGTTACTAGAGGTCGGTGTCTTCTTGTAGTCCCAGGTTCTCTTTAAATTCCTCGATAGATTTCTTATTAAACTTCATGATGTCTTCCATCTGCTTGATCCTAGTATCTCGATCTTTAGAAGAGGCTTCGGATGATTCGATAGATTTTTCCAATTGATCTATCTGTTTTCTTAACGCCTCCATCCTTTTTTTCATTTCTTCGTATCTTATCCATCGCATCCATATTTTCCCTCTTTCTTACTTGTTAACGAGTTGAACTTGTGACTCTTTTCATAATTATGCTATTATAGTAG